AGTAATATCGTGGGTAAATTTGAATACCCAGAACTTAGAATGATGGCCCAAGAAATGTATGAAGAACATTCACCTGATGTTGTCATCATTGAAAAGAAAGCATCAGGACAGAGCCTTATCCAAGACATGAGGAGGGCGGGTCTTCCGATCAGGGAATACACCCCGGACAGGGACAAGGTAAGCCGGGTGAATGCCGTGTCACCCCTTGTGGAAAGCGGGAGAATCTGGCTACCAAAAGAAAAACCATGGAGTGAGAGTCTTATTTTAGAATCTACATCATTCCCGAACGCACCCCATGATGACCAAGTAGATGCCATGGTCATGGCCATACACTACATGCGTGAATCTTGGAGACTTGAACATCCGTATGATTCGTCCTATAATCAAGACACTGATAACAGTTCTTACACTAAAAGTAAAAAGACCTATTGGAATTCAGTAGCAGCTTAACCAAATATTGGAAAACATAAACGATGGCACTTCCGGAAACAGAATTTAACATTCTTGATTTTATCCTCCCTGAAGGAGCAGACGAGGCTCAGATTTTTGAGCCAATCCCTGAGATTGGTTTCTACGATAATCTGGCTGAGGGGTTTCTCTCAGAAGAAGAGGTTGAGCGTATTGGATCTATGGTCGTTGATTCATATGAAGCCGACAAAGATTCACGGGCTGAATGGGAGAGCATGTTTGAAAAAGGCTTTGAGCTTCTTGGTCTAAAATTGACCACGGCTTCTGAGCCATTTGAAGGTGCCTGTACAGCAGTCCACCCCCTCCTGATTGAGAGTGCTGTTAAGTTTCAATCAAAAGCTTCAGAGGAATTATTCCCACCACAGGGTCCAGTAAAAGCCCAGATTGTGGGTGTTCCCTCTCAAGAGAGTGAAGAGCAGTCATACCGAGTCCAAACTTTTATGAACTACCAATTGACTGAGGTCATGCCGGAGTACTTTGATGAGTTCGAGAGAATGCTCTTCCACCTTCCGCTTGTAGGCTCGGCGTTCAAGAAGATCTACTATGATCCTGCATCTGATCGCCCTGTCTCCGAGTTTGTCCCGGTTGATCAATTCTATGTCTCGTATAACGCCACTGATCTACGGCGGGCAGACCGGTACACCCATGTTATCTACATGACCCCACATGAGCTTCAAAAGCAGATCATGTCCGGGATGTACCGTGATATTGATCTGTCTGAGCCATCAGAGTTTGAACCATCATCAATGAGCCAAACGATTAACTCAATCATGGGTATTGAGTTTAACGCTGAATATGATAAACAGTACACACTCCTTGAGCAGCATCTGTATCTTGAGCTTGACGGGGATGAAATCCCATCACCATACATTGTCACCATTGAGAAGGACAGCGGGAAAGTCCTGAGCATCAGGCGTAACTGGAATGAAGGAGACTTCACCCGTGAGAAGAAGATGTTCTTCACCCACTATAAGTACGTCCCCGGTTTTGGTTTCTATGGTCTCGGCCTGATCCATTTCCTTGGGAACCTCACCATGAGTGCCACATTGGCCATGCGGTCCCTCCTTGATGCCGGACAGTTCTCAAACCTTCCCGGCGGCTTCAAGGCCCGTGGCATCAGGATTGTCGGCGGTGATGATCCCATCGCCCCCGGCGAGTTCAAGGAAGTCGAAGCAACAGGGATGGATCTCCAGAAGGCCATCGTACCACTCCCATATAAAGAGCCATCCCAGACCCTCTTACAGCTACTCGGTGTTGTCACCAGTGCTGGTCAGAAGTTTGCCGATTCCACTGATGCTGTCGTGGCTGATTCCACAAACTACGGTCCAGTCGGCACCACCTTGGCCCTGATCGAAGCATCAGCCAAGCTTTTCTCAGCCATCCACAAGAGACTTCACAAGAGCCAGCGGGATGAGCTACGAATTCTTGCCCGATTGAATTACGAGATTCTCCCGGAAGAACGCCTTATCATCCCAATCCCCGGCCAAGATCTCCCGGTGAAGCGGACTGATTTTGATGGCAGAATTGATATTATCCCGGTCTCTGACCCTAATATCCCATCACAGGCACATCGTCTGGCACAGGCCCAGATGCTCCTACAGATTTCAGCACAGACCCCACCGGGTACATATAATATGACTGAGGTCCACCGGTCACTCCTGAGTGCTGCCGGTATTGCCGATCCCAATCGGTTCCTTGCCCCATCTCAAGAACCCGTACCACAGGATCCTGTCTCTGACATTATCTCTGTATCAAAGGGTCTCCCCATTGCGGCATTCCCCGGTCAGGACCATGCTGCATATATCACGGTCTTCACCTCGTTTATCGAAGATCCTGCCCTTGGTCAGAACCAGCAACTACAGAGCATGGTTCCGCTCCTACAGGCAGCTATCCGGGAACACATGATGATGCAGTATCAGGAGACCATGGGCGGCTTCCTACAGGGCTCCAGCCCGGATGTCATGCTAGAGGTTATGGCTGAAGCATCCCAGCAGATCCTGAATGCGAACCAGCAGCTTGGTCAGTACCAGACTCTTGAACAGCAGCAGCTTGCACTTGAAAGCCGCAGTCTTGAATTGAAAGAGAAGGGGATGAATCAGGACAACGCAAAAGAGTTGGCCGATCTTGCCCTCAAACAACAGGAACTTGATCTTCGGAAACGTGGTCAGGACATTGAAGCAGCCAAGGATATTGGTCAGAATACCATTCGTTCACAGGAAGCCACCAATAAGAAAGACATCCAGATTCAGAGATTTATCCTTGATGGTCTGAGCAAGATGCGTAATATCTCAGAAAAGCGTGCAGCGGAGGGCTTTCAAGAAGGCGGCGCAGTAAACTTTGATGATGTCATTGCCTTGGTCAATAGCTTCGATACTAAACAGCTAGGTACTGGCTCTGATATTTACCCCGACGAAGCCCGGGCCTCGGCAGAAGCAGCAGCAGCACAGCGAAACAACATGTTCGAGGCTGTGCAGAGTCTACCAGAAGTAAAGCCCCTGTCTCCCACCAACGCAAGCATGTTCGAGGCTGTGCAGAGTCTACCAGAAGTAAAGCCCATGGCACCTCAGAGTACTACGCCAGAAGAAGTTGCACCTACACCTACGACGTTAACAAAAACATTAAGTGAGACTGGATCTCCTCAATATGCTCCTGATAGAGGCGACAATCGGCCCGGAATATTGGCAGTAAATATGTTCACAGCAGAAGTAGGTGGACGAGAAGGTTTCAAGCCTCATTTCGATGATAAAGGGATATTCACTCTAGGTTACGGTGTTGTTCCTGATAAGGGCAGTGTTACGATTGTCAAGGATGCCAATGGCAACATTGATGAGGAGCAAAGTGATATCTCCGGTGCCACTAAAAATGGACTAGCGTTAGCAGACTTCGGTGGTGATCAGTACGCTTTTGCAGCGGCTGTTGCCCGTCAGTTTTATGATAACGGCTCCGCAGTTTTTGATAAAAAACATGGTGATGGTAAGTTCGAATCATATAGTCCAGAGGCTCGTTCAGCGATGCTGGATCTTATGTACAATGGTGGAACGGGCACAATGGAATGGAACGACGTAAAAACATTTTTGGATGCGTCAGAAAAAGTCGGGACTGAAGACTATGGTCCGGAAGTACAAGAGGATCTCATCAATTTGACACAGACAGAAAATTTCCTCATGACATTAAAAGACGGTACGAAAACATTCCCACGAGGTCTACTAAAGAGACGACTTCTCGCATATAACATGGTTGCACCGGAACAAGACCAAGCAGACAGGATCGAAACCTTAGCAAGAATGGAAGATGGGAACCGAACAGGAACAATTTATAACATCTACAAAGCAGACGGCACACTTTTGCAAACATGGTACTCAGATGATAAAACTGAAACGTTATCCGCAAATAAGGGTGACGTACTAGTAGAGTAACATAGATGCCTTGGCGTAATGTAGGAAATGTGGTACAAAAGAAAGTAGGCGGTAAATGGAAGAAACACGCTCAGGCGTCATCCGTCGATAATGCTAAAAAAATGGTGAGACGACTTTATCAAGTCGAGAAACCACNAAAGGTAAAAAGGAAGTAAGCAGATGGCAATGAAAGGTAATATNCCCAACGGACCGGGAGNTATTCCAAAAAAGGAAGACTGGTCAACTNNTCCCTCTTCAGAGTGGACAGANCGGGCTCATGTTGCTNTTTTACGGGGAGACCCTAAAAGTGACTATGACACAAATGTAAAACCAACCATGGCAAATCTGTCTTCATATACGGCTAAGAAGACACGCAGATAATACTTTTTATCTATTATGTTTGAAGACCTCATTATAGAGGTTCGGCAAGAAATTGATGGTATCAAGTCGAGCCTTTCGCAAGGTGTGTGCGAAACTTATGCAGAGTATCAGCGCATGGTCGGAATGATTCATGCTTATGAACTTACAATTTCTAAGTGCGCTGATATTGAGAGAAGACTCACCCTAGTTGATGAGGAAGATTTTTAAAAAATGTTTGAACCAGAAATGAGTGGGGCCAAGTTAAATGACGAGTGGATCTCTGATGTTGAATTCCCCGATCCAGAACCCCTCCCCCAAATCCCCGGATATAGACTTTTAATTCGCCCTGTACCTATTCGATCCAAGACCAAGGGCGGTATTATTTTGCCTGATAAGGCTAAAGATGATATGAAGTATCTAACAACAGTAGGCCGAGTACTTGCTGTTGGTGATCTTGCATATGAAGACGAAACCAAGTTTCCAAAGGGACCATGGTGTAAACCGGGAGATTATGTTTGTTACGGTAAGCATACTGGTGCTAAATTTCTATATAAGGGTGTAAGGTTAATTATGTGCTATGATGATGAAATCACCATGGTCGTAGATGATCCTTCAAATCTGGACCCTATGTTTAATCTTTCTAACTAGGCGTAATTCGATTGATTCGCCACCAACGGAGAAAAATATACTATGATCGACAATGAGAATGATGGCTGGGAAACCATCGACACATCAAATCCCAATCCCACCCCAAAAACTGAAGCGCCTGAGATTGAAATTGAGGGTCAGCCAGAGGCTGCGCCCGAAGAGACTCCTGTTGTTTCTACAGAACCTGAAATCATCATTGAAGATGATAATGAGGTTCAGGAAGCGCCCCCAGAAGAAGAGATTAAAGAGCTTAGTGGTATTAAGACAAAAGGGGCCGAGAAACGAATTCGTAAACTTGTAGCCCAACGTAAAGAGCGGGATGAACAGCTTGCTTTAGCCCTTGAAAAGATTAAATACCTTGAGTCTACTCTCTCTGATAAAGATAGGAATATTTCCGATTATCGAAGACAGTCTATTGAATCAAAGAAAGAAGAAACAAAGCGTAGAGTAGAGGCTGCACAGGCATCTTTTGCCCATGCTTTTGATGAGGGTGATAAAGAAAGTCTTGTAAAAGCGCAAAGTGATCTTGCTGAAGCACAAGCTGAATTGAAGATCATTGAATTAACAGATAATATGAATACCCAAGAAGTGACTTCTCCTGTAGAAAGGGAAGTAGCTGCTCCGGTCAGACAGAAGCCCCAGACAAATCAATTTGATGAGGGCGCTGTTGAATGGGCGAAGAAAAATGAATGGTTTGGCAAGGATAAGGTTGGTACATCAATTGCCCTTGCAGTGGATCAGTCTCTCAAGGAAGATGGCTTTGATCCAAGAGATGATGATTTTTATGAGGAGTTAGACAAGAGATTGTCAAAGGAACTTCCATCAAGACTTCGTCCTAGTAGTGACGAAAAACCTACTCAAGTGGTCGCCGGTCAATCACGCAGACAGGCACCCTCCAACAAAGTTAGGCTAACTCAAGATGATGTTAGTCTTGCAAAGAAGTGGGGAATTCCTCTTGAACGGTATGCCGCCGAAAAGAAAAAAGCAGAGCGATCTGCTGGCGACTATACCACTATTAGATAGCGTGGGAGAAACATAAGACATGGCACGAGTAGTTGAAAGACAGTCGAGATCTGATGAAGAGCGAGATAGGGATTCCCGTCAGAATACATATGAGCGTCCCAATTGGTTGGATATCCCAGATAATGTTATTGAAACATTTGCTGATAAGGGATTTGCCCTTAAATGGGTGAGGATTTCAGTCAGAGGCGAAGAGGATACCAAGAATATCGGTGTCCGCCTTAACGAAGGTTGGGAATTTGTGACGGAAGAAGAATGCCCAGATATGGCTCGAAATTTCAAAGGTCTTGACGCTGGTCGTCTCTCTGGTTGTATTATTCGTGGGGATGTAGCCCTTGCAAAGATGCCACACGAACTGAGAGAAGATCGGCTATATAGGACCGCTGAACGTACAAGAATTCTTAATGAAGCTGTAAATAACAGTCTCATGAGGGATAACGATTCACGGGCTCCTATTACTAATGCCAGTAAATCAAGGGCAAGGACGGGTAAATCCGCTCACTTTGATGCATAAGTGGGTAAGATAAACCCATCAAGGCTATATAGGAGGAAATCAAATGGCTTTGAATAAAGGTCTGAATGGCCTAGTCCCTGCTAGAATGCGAGGCTCCGGTGCTAACTCAGGTGGCACCACCCGGTATCGCATTGCCAATGCTTTTGGAACCAGCATGTTTTCTGGTGACATTGTAAAGCTTGGTTCATCTGGGACTATTGAGGTCATCACCACTACTACTGATCATGTTCTCGGAACCTTCCAAGGTTGCGAATATGTTGATCCCGTTAGCAAGCAGCCAATTTTTGGTAAGTACTGGCCAGCCAGCACGTCTTCTGTTGACGGAACCCCATTTGCTATCGTTAATGACGATCCAGCATCTACTTACATCGTTCAGGCTGACGCCACTGTCACCCTCGGTGATGTAGGTATTAACTACACTGTTACACTCGGTGCGGGCTCAACCCTGACTGGCCGTTCTGGCTTTGGTCTAAACGTTGCTGGCCGTGCTACTGCTTCTGCAATGCTACAGGTAATCGGGCTTTCTAATGTCCCCGATAACGCCTTTGGCGATGCGAATCCAAAAGTTGAAGTCCGTCTCGTCCAGCATGTCGATTCGTACACTTCAGCTGCACAGAGCTAAGGGAGGTTGAGACATGGCTATTAATCGTGCAGATATTGCCAAGCAACTTCTTCCCGGTCTAAATGCAATTTTCGGTCTGGAGTATGCAGCCGTTGATGAAGAGGATCGTCCTCTTTTCGATATGGAAAATTCTGATCGAGCGTTTGAGGAAGAAGTGCTTATGACTGGCTTTGGCGCAGCCCCTACTAAAGCTGAAGGTGCAGCAGTTGTTTATGATACCGCTCAGGAATCATGGACTGCTCGCTATACCGCTGAGACTGTTGCTCTTGCTTTTGCCGTTACGGAAGAAGCAATGGAAGACAATCTCTATGACACGTTCGCAAAGGTCAGGGCTCGTGCCCTTGCTCGTGCAATGGCTCAGACCAAGCAGGTCAAGGCAGCTAACGTGTACAACAATGGTTTCACTGCTGGCTATGTCGGTGGCGATGGTGTCGTGCTGTTCTCAGCCGCCCATCCAACTGTCGGCGATGGCAATCAGTCAAACCTAGAGACTGCTGCTGATCTAGCAGAAGGCACCCTCGAAACTGCTATCATCAATACTCATAAGATTAAGGATGATCGTGGTATCTTCATCGGTGCTTCACCAGTCTCACTTCATGTTGCCCCAGATGGTCAGTTTGATGCTGATCGTATTCTGGCATCTCCCGGTAGGTCCAACACAGATTTGAACGACATCAACGCCGTTCGTAATCTGGGCCTTGTTCCAAATGGTTACTATGTCAACCGTCGTTTCACCGACGCAGACGCATGGTTCCTGCGGAACGACTGTCCAAATGGTACAAAGATGTTCATGAGAGCGCCTCTGGCCACGAAGATGGAACCAGACTTTGACACCGGCAACCTTCGCTTCAAGGCCCGTGAGCGTTATAGCTTCGGCTGGAGTGACTGGCGTCAGTGGAGAGGTAACAAGGGCGTCTAATATTTTATTAGATAATACCTTGTAGTTTAGGATCGGGGGGAATTCAGTTGGAGTTCCCCCCTTTTCTATTTATAATTGGCATAGCTTATCGGCATATGGAAAAAATATGTTGATTTAAAAAGGATTTTAACGATGTCAACAAATGTAAAGGCTTATTTTGTTTCCGCTTCAACAACTCTGACCAATGCTGGTGGACGCCTTCATGGTGTTAACTTTATCGGACATGGTGGAACCGGAGATCTAGCCAAGGTTATTCTGAGAGAAGGGGCCAGCGCCACTGGTAATATTGTTCTAGTTCTTGGTGCAAAAAACAATGATGTGAACGACATTTATATTGCCGACCATGGTGTCCGTTTTAATGGTGGTCTCTACGTAGAGATGCCCACCTCCTCTCATGCAACAATTCTAGTAGGCTAATGGCAAAAATGCCCAGCCTCTCAGTAAAACGTGGGGAAAAGCTTTCAACATCAAAGGGAGCAGGTCTCACAGAAAAGGGTGTTCAGAAATATCGGAGAGCTAATCCGGGCTCGAAGTTACAAACTGCTGTTACAGAAAAGAAACCTAGCGGATCGAGGGCGAAAAGACGTAAGAGTTATTGTGCAAGATCAAAAGGTCAGATGAAGATGCACAATATAAACTGTTCTAAGACACCTAAGAAAAGAATTTGTGCAGCAAGAAGAAGATGGAGATGTAAATGAAAGTTACAGTTGTTATCGAAAATGGACATGCTTCTGATTGTTCTTGTGAAGATTGTATGTGTGAAGAATATGGTGAACAAGAGATTGAAGTTACCTGTCCAGTAGCAACACATGATGCTGTGATGAATAATACAAATAAACAGGTAGCTATTCATGAACATGATTATGGTCCTTCAACAGACCCTGATAAAAAATGTGGTAACTGTGGTTACTTTAATCAGACTCTTAATATGCTTGATTGTATTGAAGAGGGCATGGAAGTTAACGAGATTTTAGATAAAACTAAAAATCCTGAATTGGGTTATTGCCAGCTATTTCATTTTATTTGTTCTTCCAAAAATGTTTGTAGTTCGTGGATGAAGGGCGGACCTATTGTTAACATGGTAGAAGAAGATGATGAGGAAGAATATATTGGCCGGAGATTTATCTAATGGCTATCTCCAGAGGGATGATTAGAAAACAATTAGTTTCTGGGAAGAAAAAAAAACCGTCTTATAAAAAAGGCGGGTCTGTTTCCCGTGTGAATGAAGCAGGTAATTATACGAAACCGGGGATGCGAAAGAAACTTTTTGAAAAAATTAAAGCTGGAAACAAGGGCGGTAGCTCAGGTCAGTGGTCCGCACGGAAAGCGCAAATGCTAGCCAGAGAATATAAAAAACAAGGTGGGGGTTATAAGTAATGCCCCTTAAAAAATCTCAAAGAAGTTTAAAGAACTGGACTAATCAGAATTGGCGTACAAAATCTGGTAAGCCTTCTACACAGGGTCCGGAAGCAACAGGGGAAAGATATCTCCCCGAGAAAGCTATTAAGTCTCTTAGTCCATCTGAGTATGCTGCAACTACTCGGGCAAAGAGGAGAGGAACAAGAGCAGGGAAACAAGTGGTAAAACAACCAAAGCGTATTGCAGCAAAAACAGCTAGGTTTAGAAAGGCATAATCATGGGAACATCAGGCACTACTACATTTAATATGGATATTGATCAGATTATTGATGAGGCCCTAGATATGATTGGGGGCGAGGCTGATCTAGGTAAAGAACCAAAGTCTGCTCGCCGTAGTTTAAATTTAATTCTTGCGGACTGGCAGAATAGAGGAATCCTTCTATGGAAGACAGGGTTGGGCACACAGACTGTTACGGAAGGCACTGCTACCTATACCCTTGATCAGTCAATCATAGATATCACGGAGGCGACTGTCCGGCGTGATGGTAATGATATTGAACTTACTCGTATCTCCATGGAAGAATATGAAGAGCTTCCTAACAAGGATGCTTCAGGACGCCCTATTGAATATGCTGTTCATAGACAAAGAGATAACATTACGGTCTATCTCTGGCCTACCCCAGAAAATTCCACAGATATTTTCCGATTTTGGAATGTGAGTAGATACGAAGATTTTACCAAGTCTGTGGATGATGCAGATGTTCCCTTTCGTTTTCTCCCCTGTTTAATTTATGGCTTGGCCTATCATATGGGTATAAAAAGACCCGGTGTCCCCGGAGATCGTATCTCATTTCTGAAAGGTGTCTATGAAGAAGCTTTGCAAAACGCAATGGAAGAAGATAGGGAAAGAGCTTCTTTCCGTGCAGTGCCTCGTTTGAGAGTTGTATAGATGGGTTGGAAAAAATCTCCATGGTTTATTAGTGATCAGTCAGGCTTTAGGTGGCCCTATGATCAAAGGGTAAAGGAAAGCACAGGCGCTGTTGTTCATATTTCTGAATCTGATGGTGCTTTTAATTTAAAAAACCATCCTCAGAATAAAGCACCTAGAATTGGACCACGTAGAATTTTGAGGGATGCCAGACCTGAAGTTTCGGTTGCGCCTAACTCAAGAACATGGAATCCTTCAATGACCACATTTGTTTCAAATCTTAACCAAGTGGTATATTTAAGTAATGTCACTGGTACAGTTCAATGTGGTACTGTAACTAGTAGGAGTTAAAATAACAATGGCTATCTCACAAGGAATGTGCATTTCATTTAAGAAACAAGTTCTTCTTGGTGATCAGGACTTTGATGCTAACACATTCAAACTTGCTCTTTTTACAAGTGCTGCTTCACTCAGCAGCGGTACCACAGCCTACAGTACTTCAGCAGAAGTTAGTGGTACAGGATATACAGCAGGGGGTAATACTCTCAGTATTGTAACAGTAGCCACAGATGGTTCTGTTGCAATTGTTGATGTTAGTAATACTCAGTGGACATCAGCCTCTTTTACTACAAGAGGTGGGCTAATTTATAACTCATCTAAATCTAATTCAGCCGTTGCTGTTTTAGATTTTGGTGGTAATAAGCAAGTGGAAAATGGTACATTTACGATTCAATTCCCAGTTGCAGCGGCCAGTACAGCCATCATTCGTCTTGTATAAAAAGGGAGTCCGATCATGGCTCTCGTTGTCAAAGACAGAGTAAAACAACAGACAACAACAACGGGCACTGGCACGATTACGCTGAGTGGTTCCTATACTGGTTTTGATACGTTTGCCCAGATTGGCAACTCCAATACAACTTATTATGTGATTACAGATGATGGAACAGGTGACTGGGAAGTAGGTCTTGGTACTTATACTTCATCGGGGACCACACTATCCCGTGACACAATCCTAGCATCATCTAATAGTGGATCTGCGGTAAATTTGGGCGCAGGAACCAAGGTTGTTTTCTGTGGGTATCCTGCTGGTAAATCTGTCTATCTTGATGCATCAGGAAACATCGGAGTTGCCGGGACTGTATCAGCCACCAACATCACTGGTGCCACAGTTACCGCAACATCAAACATTCATACACCAAGCCTGTCCGCCACGAATATCACAGCCGGTACTGTCACGGCTACTTCGATTCATACACCGTCCCTATCTGTGACAAATTTCACGGCAGCCACAGTTACGGCTACATCTAATATTCACACCCCATCGCTCTCAGCGACAAACATTACTGCGGCAACCATCACAGCCACTACCAAGATTCATACCGCAGCATTATCAGCCACAAATATTACAGCAGGTTCTGTAACGGCCACGTCAATTCATACCCCGTCTCTATCCGTGACAGACTTTATTGCAGCCACAATCACTGCAACATCTAAGATACACACCCCTGCTCTTTCTGTTACCACACTATCGGCAACAAATATCGCAGCAGGGTCTGTGACGGCTACGTCGATTCATACCCCTTCTCTGTCCGTGACTAACTTTACAGCAGCGACTGTGACTGCCACCTCGAACATCCATACACCTGCGTTGTCTGCCACAAATATCACCGCAGCCACAATCACGGCCACGACAAAGATCCATACGGCTGCTCTATCTGCGACCAACATTACCGCAGGGACTGTAACAGCGACCTCAATCCATACTCCATCACTCTCAGTGACGAACTTTATCGCTGCGACAATAACGGCAACCTCGAACATCCATACGCCAACTTTGTCAGCTACGAACATTACAGCGGGTACTGTGACGGCCACGTCAATCCATACACCCACGCTTTCTGTTACGAACTTCACAGCGGCTACAGTCACAGCCACATCAAATATACATACCCCGGCGCTATCGGCCACGAACATTATTGCTGCAACCATTACGGCAACCACAAAGATTCATACTGTGGCTCTCTCTGCCACAACCATCTCCGCTACAAATATCCATGCAACCACAAAGGTTCACACACCTGCACTCTCAGCGACAAACATTGTTGCCACCTCGGTTGATACTGATGTAGTTTTTGGAATCTCCGGTCAGTACGGAGATGAGCTTGACTCTGGCTTTACTCCAGTCTTTCTTCTGGTTGACTCCCCATTCGCTTTCACAGTAAATACCTTATCAAGTAAACTATCAGCCGGTGAGATTACTGCTTCTGTTATTATTGCAACCAGCGCCGCCGGGACTGAAACTACGGTGACAGGGATGAACGGCCTTACAGTTAATACTACAAAAGCTATAGCCACTGCCACAGGAAACAACGCAGTTGCCGTTGGTAACGCTCTTCTATTCAAACTAACTGGTGTTGCTGAAACAGATAGGAACTTTTCATTCACCTTTAAATGTACCCGTAGTAATTTTAGTGGTGCATAAGCCATGACATTCTCTACTGCCCCCTTTTCCCAGATACCTTTCTCATCTTCGATCACAGCGATTAATGCGACTGTTACTGTCACGGGTGTATCTGCAACTTTTCAATTAGGGACGGTCATTGCCCAGCAGGTAATTGCAATTAATGTAACAGGGGTATCCGCTACTTTTGAACTTGGCAGTATCGAAATTGCTGCGGGATCAAATATCTCTGTTACAGGAGTGTCAGCCACATTTGAATTAGGTACTGTTGTTGCACAAATTGGACGCAGTATAGATGTAACTGGTGTATCGGCTACCTTTGAACTTGGAGATATTAGCACCCGTCGAGATTTGGTTATTGATGTTACAGGTGTAGAGGGTAGATTTGAAGTAGGTCGTATTTTCTTCTGGTTCCCTGTTCCTGATGTATCTACAACATGGAATAGGGTTTCTGATGTCTCTACCACATGGACAACTGTTCCTGATGTATCTACAACATGGAATAGGGTTTCTGATGTCTCTACCACATGGGAAACTGTTCCTCAAATTTCTACAGTGTGGAAATCAGCCGCTTAATTGGCCTTTAATTTAAGATATGATAGGATCATCGTATGGCTACTGTAACCTTTACAACCCTTGTATCATCTATTCAAGAAACTGCTGAGAATACAGGTTCTGAGTTTATTGATGCAATTCCTGATTTTATTTCCCGTACAGAAAGAAGACTGTCAAGGGATATTGACCTTCAGGGTTTAACTTCATTTGCCACAACAAATTTTGTGACGGCAACCCCCATTTATCAGAAACCTGATAATGCGCTTATTATTAAAAATCTTACTATCACAAGCAGTGGTTCTCGTATTAACCTTGTGATGAAGACAAAAGAATATCTAAATGATTATTGGCCAGACAGAACCTCTGTAGGCGAGCCACGATACTATGCCAACTATGGCACAGAAATCTTAGTGGCTCCGGCACCTGCATCAGCCTACCCGGTTGAAATTTCTTATGTAGTCGAGCCGACTGCTCTGGCCTCCTCATCACAGGAACAGAACTACTTTACACAGTTTTGCTCCAATGCTCTTTTTTATGGGTCTATGGTTGAAGCCAGTCTCTTTATGAAAAATCCCACGGCTGCTAATTTGTGGGAATCTTTCTATGGTAGAGAGATGGCGGCTCTAAATAATGAGGCACGTAGATCCCGTAGAGATAGCATGGCTATGCCCGCAAGCCCAGCAGGCGGTCCTAACACATTGACAGGAAGTAATTAGAAATGGCTACTTATACAACCAGAATTCGTCTTGAAAAACAAACCCCCGGTGAAAATGAAAACACATGGGGTACCGTGCTTAATGATAATGTCATTGATCTTGTTGATGATTCTATCGCTGCCTACACCACGATCACGGTTTCATCCGTTGATGTTACTCTGACGCAAGCCGATGGATCTTCAGATCAGTCTCGTAGTGCGTTCCTTGATATTTCTGGTACTCTGACTGGAAATGTTAATGTACTAATTCCAGCCCTTTCCAAAGGTTATGATATCCGTAATTCTACCTCTGGTTCCTTCACTGTTAATATGAAGACAGCCACAGGTTCTGGACGGATAGTCCCGCAGGGTCAGGTTATCGGCATTGTCTGTGACGGTGTATCAGTACGAGATGTAGAGACGGCTGGTATTAAATCAACTTCATCTGAGATTAATGTGTCTGTGGGGACTTCTCTGATTGATGTTAAGGTACCCATGGCAGTTTCTGGTACTGTGTCAATCACAGGTGGCCTTGTTGTTTCCAGTACAGCCTCTATGGCCGCAACGACTTTCTCCAGTAACATTACCATGAAAGCTGAAAGTGAAGTCAGGTTCGCAGATGCAGACTCTTCCCACTACATTGCTCTCCAAGCTCCAGCCACAGTCACTGCTAATGTAACCTATACCCTACCCCGTAATGACGGGACTGCTGGGCAGGCACTTAAAACAGACGGTAGTGGTACATTAAGCTTTACCTCTTTTGGCTCACCTAGATCATATCTTAGTGGTTATGGCATGACCGCCGTATCTTCTACAGGAATTTCAATTGCTGTAGGTCAGGCACGCTCTGATACTAATACCTACGATATTACCCTTGCATCTGCCACCGCTCTAAGCCTAGCATCAACCGGTGTGAACGCTCTTGACACTGGAACAGTGACATCGGCAACATGGTATCATGTATTTGCAATCTCAAAGGCCGAGGGTGTTTCTGCTGCAACATTGGCATCAACCAATCTTAGTTCACCAACAATGCCATCAGGCTATACCCTAAAAAGACGGATTGGTTCTATCTATTCAGATGCGGATGTCTCCGTTAAGAACTTTGTCCAGACGGGTGATAACTTTAATTGGTTTACCCCTGTTGTAGATGTATCAGCGGCAACCGTCACTGCGTCCGCCAAAACTCTCAGTCTTTCCACACCTTCGGGTATCAAGACCCAAGCACTTTTGGGCATTAACGCAAAGGTTTCCGGAACCGGCTTCAATGGTCGTGTCGGTGTATATATCAGTCCTCTTGATACTGCGGATGTGACGGTCACTGAACCAAACTTAGGATCAGGTACTTATTCTCTTGCTTTTGATAATCCAGCCCCAACTGGCACAGGCGCTCGTGGTGTTATCGCAGGGTCTATTCCCCCAGTGAGGACTAACACATCTAGTCAGGTAAGGGCACGAAGCTTCTCGGGATCATATCCCAATACCCTCAATGTATCTACATTTGGTTGGATTGATCGACGTGGCAGAGATGATTAAAGGACATGCCTGACATTATCCTAGTAGGGGGACTTCTTACACCACCGCCACCACCACCGCCCCCTCCTCCACCTCCTCCTCCTCCACCCCCGCCACCTCCGCCCCCACCCA